CCAGAAGTAAATCCGTAAGAATCTGCCCATACTGTTTTACCATCTACAGCTTCTGTATCTTCAATATCATACCATCCTCCGAATATAGTAACTCTATTTACAAAGGTTGTACCAGGTTCTTGTTCACCTATAGTGAATTCATAGAGAACATCTCCTGTATTAGTATTAGCCTCTGTGGCGACTCCTTCTGCATCAGAGCTATAAGAAGATCCACCACCTGTTGAAACGTTATCTGAGCATCCCCCTATACCTAACGTTAAGCCGTTTGATATATCAGATCTACCCTCTGTGATAACCTGGCCTGTTATATCTCTTTCAAAAAGCTGACCGTTATTTTGATCATTAACTTGAGATTTGTTAGATACGTTTAAATTCATATCAGCGTTATAAGGATTGTATCTATAGGCCTGTTCGTATTGTCTAAAGCAATCACCCATAGACCCTGCTACTTTTTCTAAAATCTTAGTAGATGCTGCCGTGTGATCTAAATATGACTTATAATCGGTAGTGAAGATACTACTACCTGCTTTTGTACCACCTCGTAAGGATATTTTTCCTTTCGCTTTTTTAATTAATTCATCTTTATCGTCTTTAGTAAACATATTTACAGACTCTGCAAACGCAGCCTGTCCTATAGCAGCTAATTCAATCGAACTCTTTTGAAATGCGTCAGGTATCTTATTAAAAAGATTTTTACCCATACCACCTATAACAGTGCTAATTTCTCCAAATAATTCTTTAAAAGGAGGCATAGTACCGTTGTTAGTATTTGCTGTAGCTTCTGCTAGTTTACCTACTGAATCAGAAGTAGCTGCAAAATAATTACATGGCGAGTTTAAACAATCTTTTAATGCATCAAGTAATTTATTAATAAATCTTGACTCACCAGGATTATAATCTACCTTACTTTCACCTATTCTATTTACATATCCAAATACATAATACACTCTTTCGATCTGAGAGTGCCATATAGGGTATTGATACATTTTTTTTACATAAAAATTTATAGTAGAAACGTCTAGAGAGGGTCCATTAATAATAAAATCCTCTGTAAATAAATTAGCAGCTTCTATATCACCATTTAACCCTTTATTAAAATTTATAGCTAAGTCAAAATCTATTTTTAAATTCGGATCATCTAAAAGATCACAAAATGGAGAGCTATACTTTAAATACTCTCTGCTAATCGCATATCCGAAAAGTTTTTCAGCAAAGTTATTAGAATATATTAGCATGTAAAATATTTATCTTGAAAATCTGGTTATGTAGTAGTAGGAGGAGGAGGAGGAGGAGGTCCATACTGTTCTACATCCTGCAATGCTTTTCCTTTCGCTCCTGGCAATCCTTCAGTTTCCATAGTCGCGCTAGTATTAATCACTCCGGGTGTTGTATTAGTAGTAATGTTTGCAGACTCTATGGGCGCTGCAGTCTTTTCTGAAGTAGCAGCGACATTCGCAGTATTGGTAGCTGTTGAAGGCTTAGATGTACCGGAAATTAAGTTAGAGATAAAGCTAGAAGTATTATTCTTGTTTATTTTTTGATTTTTATTTAGCTTAACCGCTATAATTTCATTTTGGTAATTTTCTCCGGAAAAAATATGCTTAATAGATATTATAAAATAATAACCACTTATATCTTGAGTCTTATCCTTTACTTCTTGATTCTGCTCTACTTTAACCTGAATAAAGTAACCAGCTTCTCTGTAGAGGTTGCCAGGTACTTTAAAGGAAATAGCTGTATTATCATATATAAAGCTCTTTAACACCATAGCTTTAATAGCGTCTTTCCATTCTGCTATTTCGGGTATTACCGTAACTATAGCATTAACATTAGATGTATTTTCTACACCTGGAGAAGACTCAGAACTAGCACTTAAGTTAGAAACTGTGGTGCTTATGTTTCTGTCTGGTAAATTAGAGGTGTAAGTATCGCCTAGAACCTGTGATTCGAATAAATTTTTAGCATATTCATAAGGATATACATCTGTACTTACTACACCATCTACAGAGCAAGATTGAGGTGCTATATTATAATCAACCCATTTTTTTGCTAATACCTCCTTTAAATTAGGTCTAATAATATCATACTTATCTATAAAATTTGATCCGAAGGTTACCGATGAGGTCGCATCACCAGCTATAAAAGTTTCTAGCAAGTATTTTGATAAATCTACATCTGTACTACCGCTAGAGATTTTAGTATAAAACTCACTAATAAACTTACCTAAATTCGTTAGTTTGTATTTTCTTTTAACGTCTTTATTTTCATATACGTTGTGTATTTGTAATAATCCTGGAATACCTTCATCAAAGTAACAGTGTCTCATCAACAGTCTTAAAATTTCATAGCAAGATTGCGTCTGTTTAACTATACTACCTGCAGGTGCTGGTACATTAGTATTTAAAATATCTCCTGTGTCCCTTTCCACCTCAAAAACATTTTTTATTTCTGTTTCTCCTAATCCCGTCAATATTACCTTTTTTATATAATCCGAGCAGGTTCCGTCTCCTAAATCTTTGTTTTCTATAAACCTATTTCTTAAGTACCCTACATTAAACTCTTCAAAAGTAAAAGTTAGTTTTTTATCTACTATATTATTAGAATTTTCACCAGCTTCTCCAATAATAGCCTCAAAAGCTAATTTTATAGGTAATGCGCCTGATGTCTCTGTATCCTTATTATTAATATCGATAATTAATAAATTAATATCATTACTAATATCAAAAAGTTCTAGTTTTTGTAAAATACCAAAAAAGTTAGATAAACTAATTGTACCTCTCAATCCTGGAAATGATAGGCTATCTTCTATTTCAAGATATTCTATTATACTTTTGGGTATAGGAAATATAGATCCCTTATTGTTGCTGTTTGCTAAAAAAGCATTAAACTCATAGGTACTATTGTTAATAGTTACATAGTTACTCATTTTGGTATTTGTGTTTGAATACTATCAACTACCTGCGTTATATAGTCTGGCTTTACGTACTCTATTTCACTTCCTGCTTCCGCATAAAATATATTTTTTGGTTTATTTAGAAGAAATAATAGCCACCAAAGATATTGTGTACCATATAATTTGTAAGAAAGAGTTGTCCATGGAAGCTTAACATTAATATCTAACTTACCAACAATATCTCTATCAAGAGTATCAGGCATTTCGATCTTTTTAAGTATATTATAAAAATAATAAAAATTATTAGATGATTTTTCTATTTCATAGACCTTAAAAATATTCTCATACCGTTCTTGCTCTAAAGAGGGTAAACTTAATATATTAGATTGAAAATCTCCAAATTCTTTCATATATTCATTCTATAATTATTGAGCTAGCACCAAATCCATCATCCACCATGGTGTTACCTATATTAGCTAGCAAACTAGTAAATGTAAGATTTACTTGATATGCTTCAGGTATAGGAGGCTTAACAGTCTTACCGTTAGGTAGTGTTACATCTAATAACCTTTTAGTTCCTACAAAGTCTACAGTCATATCACTTATATAAGCATAAGGCACAAACCGTACACCAGGAACATATACAGAATATAGCTTAGGTGGTAAAATTCTCGAGAACGATGTTCTATACGGCTTATTTTGATAGGATAATATCCAGAGAAGCTCGTAATTTTGAACATAAGGTAAATAATTTTTACTAGTAAAGGTATTAAGAAGTGGAAAACTTATAGTAAACGTTTCTCCTTCACCAGGATACTGGAAGTATTTAGGTTTTTCAATATATGTCCCTGGTGTGAATAAATTACCCGTTGCAGCTGCCGTATCAACAAACGGCATGAGTGTATCTGTTACTACTCCTGCTCCAAACCCGGGATTTTGCTGAGCCGCATCAAATCTGTTACTTTGCTTAATAAAGCTACTATCTAAATACGGTAGTACGTACTTAAAGGATGTAGGCTGTGTAAAGTAAATGCCTATATAAGATTGAAGTAAATCGCCTAGTAAAGACTTATCATTAGCAGTAGATGCTAGACTTGTTATTTTTGATCTAAATTTATCGAGTTTAGCCTTAGCAGATTCTGCAGTAGCACCCGCATCCGGACTTATTTTTGCCAATATAGATGTGAGTTTATCCGCTATATTATCAATATTTCCAGATGATGTTAACGCATTTACATAATATAGAGCTGAAGATATTAAAGAGTTTTGTTGCAGCTCCCTTTCTACTAGATAGCATGCCGGTACTTTATCTAAAACTTGATGTTTAGGTGAAACTGTCCAGGAGAAATCTTTACGCACATCTATATACCCCCTAGGTACTAATTTATGATAATTATCAGTATTAGGTATATGCATTTTTTCAACAGACCCTACCTTAAACAATGGGGTTGTTGTTTTCTCTGTATACGATGCGTAGTAGGGCCCGGGCATATTAAATTGTTGCTAAATTACCAGCAAAGTTAAAACTAGGTGATGTATCGACATCAAATTCCGATCTATTAAACTTCACTAAATTGTTAGTACCTGTATTAGCTCTGTTAGACTGCTGAGCTGGTCTATTATTTAATTTCTGAAGCAGTAAATTAGCGTTATATGTATTTTCTACTATCTTCTGTAATAAGCTTACTTGCTTTCTCGATTCTATTAAGATCTGTCTAGTATCAGTTATTAAAGCATCGTCTTTTCTACCCAAAACTCGATCTATCGATCCTCCATCTTTGAATCCCAAGACATTATCTTGATTTGAAAAGTTAACAAAATCACCGCGCTTACTTACTAAGAAGTCATTCGCCTTTTTACCAACTCCAAAAAAGTTTTTCGTAGCTTCCCAAGCGCCACCTACCTTCTCACTTATTGTTGAAGCGCCTTTTTTCACTCCCGCTTTTACTCCTTCATATGCTTTATATGGAGCTGATTCCTTTACCATTTGTTTACCTTTATCTTTAATATAGCCTACTGGGTCGTTTATAACCTCTCGAGCTGAATCAGAAGTCTCTCTAGCAGAAGCTGCAGCACTACTCACCTCGGCAGCTGCAGCAGACACAGAAGCAGCTGCACCAGCTATAGCAGCTGCAGCAGCATTTATCGCACCTATACAAGCCGCGCCAATAGACCTGACCTGAGATATCACCTCACTAGTTATCTGATTTAGTTTATCTTTTATAACTCCTGTTATTTCTGTTAACTTTTCATTAATACTTTTTTCAAGGCTTTCGCGTAGAGCAGTGAGCTGTTCTTTTATTATACCTATAAGTTGTTCTTTCAATTGAGGCCAAACCTGCTCTCTGAATTCTTTTACCATTTCACTAATATTTTTTACCAGCTCATCTGTATTAGTTACAATACGCAAAGCAGCGTTACCTAAGAACTCACCGTGTTCGGCTATCCAATCTGATAGTTTACGGAAATTCGCTATAATGGCCTCTACCTCAGGAGATTCAAGAAAATCCATAAAGCGATCTGCTACTACTATTGCTCTATCAAAGGTACTTTTAAAATCTTTAAATATACCGTTAATATCCCACTCTTCTAACTTTTTATTAACCCAGTCACTTACCGATTGCCACACATTTCCTAATTTCATCTTTATCCAATCCCACAAAGACTGCTCACCTTCTTTAGGTTTAAACATTTCTTTAATAGATCCCTTTAAGTCCTCCCAAGCATCTGATAAAAATTTCATTTTATCTGGAGCTTCAAAAAAACTTTTTACCCAATTAAATGTAGCTTTAAGTTTTTCCCAAACCCATGAAAAGGCCTTTTTCACTGTATCAACGATACCAGCTATAACCTCATATGTTTTAGGAAAAGTCTCCTTAAACCACTTTAAGAAACGAGCCTTTAAATCATCTACAATAGATACTATAGGATCAAATATCGCAAAAAGCGTATTAGTGATAACATTTTTGCCAAAGAATTTCTCTATAAAAGGTTTTGCTAGTTTATAGAGTGATACATAATTAAGAACTTTAAAGATAGAGCCTATAACCTTGCCTATCATACCTAGTATACTAAATCCTCCTCCTTGTTGCACTGGTCCTCCTGTTACAGCCGCTACATTAGGTCTAATAGCAGCTGGCGTTAAATCTTCGAGCTTACCTTTAGATGCATAATTACCTATACCTAAAGCTTTACCAAATTCTATAGCTTTTTGACGCTCACGTGATTTTTCACGTGGTGTAAGTACAGGGCTCTCCTCTCTTTTAAAGGTGCTACCGCCATCAGAAGGTATAATGCTCTGAGTACCTTTAATCTTCTCACCCAGTATATTAATTTGCTGGGTGAGTCTTTCTATAGGCCTTTCTAGTCTATCTTCCACATTATTATTTAATCGCTAGTCAGCAAACTAACGTCAAGTGTTAGATCGTCGCCTTGTATCTTTAAATAATTGTCGTCATAATTCTTAATTTTTGTAATAGTAGATAGAATCTCTTTATTAAGAGCTAACGGTAGCACATCTACCACGTCTTTCTTATTCTTAAGAGATAGTGTGCTAAATTCTATGACCTCATCGTTAAATTCAACACTTTCAATATACTTAAGAATTTCGTAAGCATACATAATGTCTACAACATCAGCAATCTCTTCGGCTTGCTTATTTTTAATCTCCTGAGCACATTTTTGATTAATAGCTGTATCAGTCTTCAGAGTAGGTATAGAGAGCTTCACATTAATACCCTTATAATCTATATCTAAATTTGGAGCTTTTGGAATCTCTACGAATGAACTTGTTAAATCGTAGGTTTTACCATCTTTAATATATGTCGATCCTAGAGCGTTATTACGTAGTTGAAGAATAATGTAAACTCTATCTTGAATGGTAAATTCGACTGACTCTTCACAGTTTTCTTCTAAGATGGTGGTTATTGTGTTGAAAAATAATAGTGTGCCGTGAACTCCTGCTAAGCTAGCTTTTAGAGCATCTTTTTGCTGTCTAACAGAAAGCGGCTTAAATTTAACCGCTTTATTAATAGATGGTACTATAATATTGATTGTTTCCTTATTAGCTAAATCTTTTAAATCAGAAATAAAGCTAGATACATTGTTACTCATAAGGCTATTTATATACTATGTTGCGTTTTTAAACTATCGTTTTGCTCTTTAATTTCAGCGTTAAGTATATTAAGTAATATCTTACTATCTATAGGAGGTAAAGAATAAAACAAATTACTGTCAGCTTTCATCTTATTAACAAAGACATAGAGCATTTCAAAAAAGGATACTGTATTAAAGCCGTATATATTAGAAATAAAAGATATTAAATTAGAAGAAATTAAATTAAAGGAGATCTTATCCATATTAAACTCTGTGTTTTCTTCGACTACTATAAAATCTTCAAATGCCTCCGTTATATCTTTAAAATGATTATATAAAACAGATAAGCATTTATTAGGCAAGAAATTTAAAATTTCTGTTTTCTCTTCGCTAGATATATCATCAAATAAAACAGTCTTATTGTTTAAAGTTAGAGAAACTATAATGCTATCTAAATAACTATCAATATTTGAGTAGAACAAATTATCAGGGTACCCTAACTCTAATTGTATACCGTCAACATTATAAATTTTAGTTTCTAATTCTATTTTATCTAAATTAGCTAAGACTTTATATAAAGATAGGGTTATTTCTTTATCTTGTGATAGTATAGTTATAGATTCATCTATAAAGAATATCCTTAAAGCAATAAGAATATAAAATTTATCTATACAGTTAAGTTTATGCGTTATCTTACTAAAAACTAAGGTTTCAAACAAACTCTCTAACCCCTCATAATCATTAATAGCGCAATACTTTATAATCTCTTGATACTGTCTATTTGTTATACCTTCTAACCGCACATCTTTACCGGATGGCGTAGTTATAGGTACGGTAAATTTCGTTAAACTAGACATAGAGGGTTAACCTAATAGTCTTGTAGTACTGTAATGCGTAAACGCAAAAGAAACCCGCTTTAATAAATCACTATAGTCCATTCCTTCGGTTTTAAGGTTATCACCTTCTACTTGAAATGGTACTACATTATGAAAGGTAAAGTGTTTTCTAACCTTTAATTTTCTATTAACAATATTTGTTGAAGAGGTAGAAGACTGTGAATCTCTTGAAAAAAGATAAGCCTCAACAGTACATTTTATATTGGTTGATGTATCTCCATCATCTATAAGGCCTTTATGCGAAGCAGCAATAATCCACGGTCTTATAAAGTAATCAACAAAATCAATATTTGTCTCTAGAAAGGTAATGCCTAGATTATTTGAGCCACCATATCCTGATCTTGTGTCACCGTAATATCCTGGTAGAAATCCTCCATTGCCTACCTCAAGATTTCCAACATTAAAAGAATCTTGTGGAAAATTTACGTTCTGTGCTAGTAAGAATCCAAAGTTATCTGAACTAAAAGACTCTATACTAGCTGCATCAGGAGTAGTCCATTCATCTCGTCTACGCTTCTCGTAGTAATCATTAACAGCGTTAATGTTATCACTATCTACACCATATATATCAATAGCCCAAAGAAACTTAAGAGGTATATCTGAAGACCAAGCTTCAGATAATAAATTGAGCCTTTCTCTTATAGGACCTACAGCCACAAGATTATTTATTAACCTTCTACGGTATAGAAGTGATATGCAAAGGTCACATCAATAGGCACTGTATTACCAGTACCTTCAGCAATATTATAACCAATATTTTCTATGCTTCTGATAGAAACGCCGTTCAACTTATACTTACCACCTTTAATTACTTCAAGCTTTTTATCTAACTGCTCAAGAATGATATAACTATCAATATCTGGAGTACCATAACCACCAGTTGATGATTGATCATCAAATAGCTGGCGTGAAGCTTGTTCAAAATAATTTCTTAAATTGCTATTAGCATCTAAGTAGAATGATATTGGATAGCTTTCTGAGCCTGGGTAAGTTGCTGCACCAGGTACATTTATATTCAAGCCCATATATGGTACAGCTACGTTAGTTATAGCTCTTCCAGGTAGAGCTGCTGTTTTTGCATAGACGAGATCACCATCACCAAGCTCGGTGACTCCTTGTAATTTCAAAGATGTAACTCTGAATAAGAAGTCACGTGAGAAGTCTCTAGCTGCTGCTTGTCTGTAGAACTGCTGAATGTTTTGATTTACTGGCATAATATTATTTATTCTATTGGATTAACCTCCCACTAATTCTTGGAAGTTGGTATCTGTTCTTGTTGCGTAGAAGTTAACAAGGATGAATTCTGCAGCCTTGACCGGTTTCAGATAAATGTCAACAACTAATTCGTTGTTATCAATAACTTCTGGTGTATTGTTACGCTCATCGCAAACGATGAGGTAGTCATATAACCCATCTGCTACTTTGACTCTTTCAAAGAATGGTATGAGTGTATTAACAACTCTTGTTCTTGTAAACAATGTGTTGTTCTCGAATAAGAAGAACTTCATTACTTGCTTCGTTACCTTTTCAAGATATAAGAAGTTTCTACGTACGTTAATTCTATCAAATGCACTTGGCTTCTTAAGAAGTGTCTTTTGTCCAAATACTACCAAGCCTTGATCTGGGAATTTAGTAATCGGGTTAATGTTAATCTTATAAAGCTCATCACGTTGTCTTTGATTAGGTGAAATCGCTAAATCAATAGCATCTGTAATTATACCTCTATTAAATCCTGCTGGCGCACCCCATGGTCCGACATCTGAGTCTGTAGATGCAAGCTTAGCAGCGATAAAGCCGGAAGACGGAACGTAAATGTATAGACCACTATAATCATCATATACCTTCATGTAGTTAGCATATGTAGTAGCATACGAAGTATTGATATTTTCAAACTGGTGTCTTAGCGCCCAGTAAATATCGGTTGAGAAGTTCTTAGAAGGATCATCTATGACCTTTGATTGTTTACCAGTTACTAATATTTGTCTGATTGGATCAGCTACGAATAAGCAGTCACCTCTACCACCATCTTTAATTGGTCCGCAGAAAGTTACAAACTGACTAGCAATAGTAGTGTAGTAATCTCTAACATCTGTATCTACTAGTGTATTAGATGTTCTAAGAGCATCGAACTTAGCGCTCGTCTTTGTATCATCAAAGAAACCTTGACTTGTAGCGCACACTGTAGCCCAGATAGTGCCTAAACCGCCTTCTGCTAGAACATCAAGATCAAACACTTCATCATTTTTAATACCGTCAAGTGCACGGGTAAGCTTTTGAGGTAAATTACCTACTTCTTTTTGATTTAATTTTACTTCACCGTATGCTCCAAGCGGGAATAGTGAGTCAGCATATCCTAATGCTGTAGCTGCAGCGTCAAATGCTGTGAGATTAACTCCAGCTACAGACTGTCCTAATGTAGGATTGTCTGATAATAAAGTTCTTAATTGATTTGATATAACTCTAATTTTCTTTTTAGGTGTTCCGTCACTATTAAGTTGAATACCTGAAAATACATCAGAAATATATGGATTAACTAATATCTCTACATTTCTAGAATCATTTTCTACATTTTCTAAGAAGAAGTTAAGAGGTTGGCCGCCATTTTCACTATTTACTTGTCTATAATAACCGATAGAGCCGTTGTATCCCTCTTCCAGCAAATAATCTAGTTTAGTAGCATCGTTAGAAAATACTGATTGTCTAAGCTTGAACACTCCAACATTAAGAGTATCGTCGAAATCTCTGGTAGAAATATCATACCCTGTAATTTTCTCTTCCATTACTTGCGAAACAGAATTTTGTGCTGGGTTATTTCCAAACGCTGGTGTAGCAGTTAACGAGAAGTCAAATCTGCTGCTAGGTATTGTAATGTAACTGGTAAGACCTGTAGATTGTGCAGATTGAGCTACAGTAGATACCGTTCTAATAGCATCGTAACTACTAGCAGGATTTATGTTAGTATTATCAGCAATACCTACATAGTAACCATTAAACTTGCCATCGATTACAGACTGACCTTTGTTAATAACAATAATACCAGCAGCTGATAAGCTAGCAACACTGTTAAAGGTAGCAGATGATTGTTCACCCCAACCGTTAGTAAAAGTTGTACCATTAACTAACTCAAGATACTGAGATTCTGTTAAATTAAATTGAGTTGGCTTACCTACTAAATATGTACCAGATGTAACATTAAAGGTTGAAGAGCCAACAGTTGAAACTGGATATGCTAGTACTGAGTAAAGGGATCCAAAGCCTTGACCTGACCCTGCACCGTAAGGTAATCTGTTAACTTTAAGTCTAGCTGTTGAATTTAATGTTGCTTTAACAGTGTGGTAGAAGTATCTCTCTGCTGGTGTTTTAGGTGTGCCGTAGATATTTTCAAACTCAGTAATTGAGCCTATATCTACTACTTCATCTAAAGGACCTTGATCAGCATAACCAGTAACATAGACATTTGTCCCTGCACCTGCTGGTACTCTTAATGATAAATCTCTTTCTCTAATCTCAACACCAGGAGAATTTATTGTACGTTTAGCCATGTAATTATTTATAGAATTTCGGATGAAAATTACGAATTTAACATCGAAATATATAATTGTGAGTAAACGAACGTAAATGATGATTCTATTTCGTTAGATTGCCTGTAGTTATAGCTTATTTCATCAAGATCAGTAGGAAACGCTTTGGTATACTTAAACTCTACTACAGGCTTCTCATATTCATCTAAACCAAAGATAGATATATCTGTTTGATAGTCTCTAAATACCTCATCTTCTATTAATTCATTTGCATCAAAAAGGCCTGTTCGCTGATCATGCATTAGATTCAACCACGAATACATAGTCCAGTAATTGTTAAACATGTTATCAACGGTAAAATTAACCGTTACAGGAGGATATGAGTTTTTACTATGAGTGGAATTATATAATGTACTGCCACCATAACGTATTTCTAACGCAGGCACTGTTATTCTTGGCACTATTGACCCGTAAACTGAAAACTGTACAGAATCCTGATTAACAACTGTATTGCCTCTATCATCACGTGTGTTAATAGATTTTAATGCGTTTGGTAATTGAAATACCAGCTTAAACTTATCAACGCGCGACTTATTTAAGCTCGATTGTATGTACGTATTAGCTGCCATATGGTTTCCATCCTTGCGAAATTAAGTCATCCATTTCAGATAGTTGTTCTGAGCCATCACCACCAAAAACAATAGGTGTAATAGCATTTGTATTTATTCCAGCTACTTCGTTATCTAAGTATATTGAAGTGGGGTTCTCAAACATAGCTATACCGAAATCCATAGGTTCAATGAGTAGGGGCTTGCCTTGATCGTCCAACTCTACAATATCGAAATATCTTTCTGTTATTTCTTTTTCGAGAATATACAAAGCATATAAAAATGACATTACCCTATCATCATGTGACCCTGATTTCGCTTTCCAAATACCATTAGGATGCCTTACAAAGTCTTTAAATTCTTTGAGAGTTTCTATATCTCTAAACTCTACAACCCGCATTTCATTAACAAAGTATCTCATATTAATAACACCTTTATACTTTGTATTAGTATGTGCTATCATACCCATTTGTGGTCGTGTTCTGTTTGCTACTTTAGATCCATACGAGACTACTTTTTCATATCCCATATCAAATGCAAGTCTATCAACCACTTGTGCACCACAGTTATTACGTTCAATTAAAGCTAAAGGCGATCCCCAGTTTCTAAGTATAGAATATACTTTATTTGCAAACTCTAAAGGTGGTATTTGTCTATTATGATATACTGCTACTTGTTTAATAGCTCTAATATCAGTTATATCTAATATTTGAATTACAGAAGCATCTATACCGACTCCTTCAGATATATCAACGCCTGCGACATAGACTCTAGACGGATCTGGTTCTTCCCATATTTTGTAATGACCATCGTCTAAAATTATCTTAGCATCAGTACATTTTTGAGATAACTCATAAAATAGTTCTTCATCAATAGAAGAGTCTCCTAGAGATAGGAATTGACATTCATACTCCTGTAAGAATGATTCCATACTACCGAGAGCTCTTAATTGCTCTTGTTTCCATTTTTCATCTCTACCTGGAACCTCCGACCATATAACGCGCTCGTATACAAAGCCGTTCTCGTTTTTTTCAGCTCCATCAACCAACCGGTGAAACAGATTACCAGTGCCATTAGGCGTAGATGCAATTAACACTTTAGATTTCTTCGATCTCGAGATAGTCGGAAACACAGAACGCCAGAAATCTTCTAATATTGATTCAGGTTCAATGAAAGCCATCTCATCAATAATAATACAGTTAATAGAAGCACCACGAGCTGCAGAGCCTGTCGTTGTACTAATACTTATACGTGAACCATTTTCAAACTCACAAGACGTTTTACCATATTCTTTTACTCCTGGCTTAATCCAGTTAGGCAACTCTTCATATGCTAATCTAATTCGCCGGAAAATTTCAATAGCAGTAGCTTCCTTGTTAGCTACGATAACAATATTTTGATAATCATTAAAACAGGCAATCCAAAGAGCGTAGATAGTTAACACGGTCGTCTTACCGACTTGACGACTAGCTAGTAATATAGCCTTTCTATTATCTCTGATAGTTCTTAAGCAGCGCTTTTGATAAGGAAATAGTTCTATACATACCTTACCTGCATCAGGATCAATAATATAGAAGAAATTTTCAGCAAAGTGTAATAGGTTTTGCTTACTCTTTTTAAGATGATTAACCATCTCTTTGGTATACTCACCTTTCCAGTGTTTGTTTGGTAGGTTTGGATTACCTAAATAAAATTCATTTTTAGTAGAGTTTGATGGCATTTGTATAAATAATTATATGTCGACTACGAAAAAGAAAGACTTAAACAGCCTAGGAAATATTTATGGTGATATTCTTAATAATGTCAAACGTAATATAGTTAAAGAATCTAAAGTAAAAGAAGGAGAGATTGGTGAATCGCCTTTATTAGATGGTGGTCCACAAGAAAAAGGTGGATTTGTACCAGCTAAGCTTGATAGAAAAAAGATGTCTAAAAAGGAATTAGATGATAATCTATATAAAATGAAAGATCTTTCTTATGATGATGACTCTCAAGACAATGAAGAAGATGAAGAAATTCCCCTAGAAAGTAGAAAAATTGCACGCGAGAGCCTAAATAATTTTATGAGCAAAAAATCTATATTTGATAGACTTTACGAAAACGTCATTGGTCAAACTGAAGGCCCACAAGGTCCTGAAGATACTTCTATGGAAGAACTTGATGCACTTGGTATTGAGGGTGATACAGAAGGTGAATCTGATGAAATTACCATTACACTTGATCGCGAAACTGCACAAAAGCTTCACGACGTCTTAATGCCGCTTCTAAGTGGTGAAGATGAAACAGAAGGCGAAGGTGAAGGCGAGTATGAAGGTGGTGAAGAGGATTACGAATCAATGGGTGGTTCAGAAGAAGACGAAGAAGACTTCGGACACGCTGTTAATGCACCTAAAGAGCCTAACATGGGCAAGAATAACAAAGTTGGTAACCTTAGACCACAATCTGGTGGTGCTTCCTCGAAATACACTGATAAAGTCGGTGATGACGGTGATCACGGCCACGCTTTAGTTAATGCTAAAGAGCCTAATTATGGTAAGAATAACAAAGTCGGCAGTCTTAAGACTGGTAAATCAATGTTCGAGCAATAATACTCAAATATAAACAATTTAAAAGGCCTGGTAGTTCATCTATCAGGCCTTTTTTATTAAATATAAACGTAATGACCTCTTTTAAACGCTTTTTCTTAGAGTACTATAAAGGAAATCCTATACTAAATCCTAAAATGGTAAACGGTAAGGATCCTAATAGAGCTCTAACAGGTAATCGTAAACATATTACTTCAGTAAGAAAAGAAGAGGAGTATGCAGATCCCCTTGTAAAAAGTGTAGCTCTTGGTCACGCTACTAATCAATTAGTACCTTATCAAAGACTAATGAAAATTTTATCTATCTATAAAATTGATCCCGAATCAGGAATTAAAACTTTAGGTAATTCAAAAGTCGAAGTAGTCTTAGATTACGGCCCTGATGGTAAATTATTTGGAAAACTAAGAAGGAGAGTGAAAAATGTCATGTAATACAAATAGAAATGTATCTATAACTACAGCATTTGCTGCAGTGGCAAATCCTGCTTGTGGGCAGTTCTTTAATCCAGGTAACTTCTCTGGTGAACAAGTTATATACGATACAGCGTTTAAAGATCTTATTAACAACTTTGGTATACCTATTAACTATTATGTTAATACTTTTAATCTAACAGGAGGTGCTGATCCATTATATGGTGAACATCCAACTAGTAAATATACAGGTCCCTATGAACTGTTAATGTATATAGAATTAAACGAAAATGCTATTAACTTAACAAAGTTTGGTTTTGCATCAGATGACGAATTAACTGGTTATCTTCATATACAAACATTTACTAGTAAAATGAGCGCATTAAATTATGATACTTTTGCGCAATCTGTTGAACCTAAATCTGGCGATATTTTAGAATTGACTGCACTTGGTTGTGATAGACCTAATGGTAGGGGATCAAAATGGTTTGAGATTACTGAAAGAGTTGATCAGGATATAGCTTCTTTGAATCCACTGTTAGGTCACTATGTCTATCGTGTACGTGCTAAGAGATATGAGCCTTCTTTTGAGCCTGGACTATCTGGTGAAAGTGTTAATCAGCAGGTCTTTGAAAATTCCTTTAGTGGTGTTGTTTCAGCAAATATACCAGGCGTTAGCGCCTCAGAGGCTAAACCATATAACTTTGATGTAGATAATGAATCTAAAACAAGAGTATTAGATATGTCAGTTAATAACACTGATATATATGGTAATTACTATTAAGCTAGAGGAACTAAATTATTTTTCCTTATATATAATTCAAGCTCTTCCTTGCTATCAGCAATATGCTGATAGATCAACTCATTATCAGCAATATATTGTTCAAGCTCTTCCTTGCTATCAGCAACAACAATAGTTAGGGGGCTTGAAGTATAGCCAGAGCATTGTTGTGGTTCTATAATTATTTGTTTAGATATGGCATCGTATATCATCCACCAATCTTGTTCTGTAGTACACACTTCATCTGGGGAAGGAATTGCTTCTTCTACATCTAATTGTTTTGAATATATTTTAATCATAATATTAATTTGTTGTGACATTCCATCCACGTGATATTAATGTCGTTTTATCAGTGAGCCCTTGACCAGTTGGCGCGGCGTTGCCAGTTCCGCCAAGATTCAATACACATGTCCCGCTTGCGCTTGTTCTTCCAGCCGCTACAAAAGCTGCAAGAATAGCATTCACCGTGCTTGCCGTTAATTGATTAGTATGCGCTTCAAATATACCTAACGTGTTTGAAACAGATCCGCCAGCAAACCCATTTAACTGATTGCTATTACAATAAAAAAACTCTAGTTTTATATTGTTTATAAGATCTGGAATAGATCCAGTCAGTTGATTACTGTCACAAGCAAATATTATAAGGTTACTGTTATCGCTTAAACTTGGAATCGATCCTGTAAGTTTTGTTACGCCGTTTTGTGCCTGACACCTAAAATCTGTTAGCTGGGTTAATCCATTTAAGCTAGGTATCGATCCAGTTAATCCATTGTTGAAACAATAAAAAAGACCAATACTAGTGGGAAAAGCTGGGATTGAGCCAGTAAGCTGATTGTCATTAAAAGTGCAATTAACTATACTAGTGGGAAAAGCTGGGATTGAGCCAGTAAGCTGGTTTTGACTACAATAAAAAACTCTTAGGTTGGAAAGTAATGATAAACTAGGAATTGCGCCAGTTAGCTGGTTTTCGGCGCAGTAAAAATTCGTTAAATTAGAAAATGACGATAAACTAGGAATTGAGCCAGTTAGCTGGTTCTTCTCACAATTTAAATAGGCAAGCGCACTATTAGCTGAAGAAATTGGAATTGAACCGGTTATTTTATTATCTCGGCAATCAAAACTTATTAATTGGTTATTTATTGTATGACCAGTAATGCTTGTAATATCATTACTCTGGCATCTAAACGTCGTAAGATTTACAAACTGAGATAAATTAATAGTACCACCGAGCCTTGGCGATGACATTCCACAATCTATTGCAACTACAGAAGAGTTACCGTTTTGTGGTATAATATTAATAGATGTATTGGGCATATTATGTGTGTATTTAGTTAGACCGTGTAGAGTTTCGACGCTGTTCCGCCAGAAGCTATAGTATCAATTTTATTATCCCCCCAAAATATAGTTACATTTCCCGGAGGATTAGTAGTTACAGAAAAATTATTTAAATTAGAATTAGAGGTATAGTTAAAATCCCAAACTCCCTTATCGAACAGAATAACACTAATATTTTGAGTTTTACTAGAAAATCTGTTTATAGAGTATTGATACCTTTTTTCGTTAGGGTTATCTGTACTACTTACCACCCACTGTGGCAAATCAGGTACCAGATACGGCCTCGGAAGAGAATCATCTGTAAATAAATCTACCCCTGCAGTATCTGATGTACGAACTGGAATAGTTACGGTCTCCGATCCTACTGACCTATCACCCCAAGGAGTGCTAAAAGTTTTAGTTGTAAAGTCAAATACTTGATTACCTGCTGAAAGATAGGTTATATAAGAATCATCGCTACGCCATGTATTAATACGCGGTCTATCATTCTCATTTACTTGAGGATCGTAAGCTGTTACAGTTGTATTAGTAGTGTTCCAACTAACATTAAAATCGATATTGGTCTTACTGCCTCCATAAAGACCAACTAGTATTTCTTTATTCAATAACATTATACACCTCCTACAGCAAATATATTTGAGTTAGATTTATAAACATAAGCACCAGAATATCTATCAATAAGTTTATTACCTACAGCATTATATTGTATATTTGATGATATATATAAGTAATTTGTACCTATATTCATAATAGCAGCATTGAATCCATTTGTTAAGATTCCTGGAAAAGATGCAGTTAAAGGACTTGAAGTAGTATCAAAATGAAATACAGTATTAGTATCCGTATCAGCAAAAGTTATGTTTGTACTAGTAGTCGTTATAGTTACGGGTATAATCGATTTTGATGCTATGACAGATCCTCCAGCACTTATATTATCCGTTACCGTAGCAGAGCTTAGTAAGACCTTATTTGTTGAAAGATAGTTAGTTACAGTGGGTATAATTTCAGCTGATTCTTCCCAAGATGTACTTAAAGCACATACTGTCGCGTATGTACTTTGCCAATTACCTGATAAAGCACTTAGTTCCGAATCAGCAAGTAGAGCTCCTGATAAATATGTAATCAATGAACTCAAAGTACTTACTCTAGTCTCATTAGCTTGTACAATAGGAAATTGCTCTGATCCTACATACGGTAGTACAATAACAGGTAATTCAGTAATTTTTATACCATCACTCACTTAATTATTTATTATTACAACGTAGTTTCTCTTAAAATATAAAAAGATTGTTTAACTATGTTAAACGCCTCCTACTGCAAATATGTTTGAGTTTGATTTATATACATACGCTCCAGAATATCTGTCTATAAGCTTGTTTCCTACTGCATTGTACTGTATATTAGATGAAATGTATAGATAGTTAGTACCAGTATTCATAATAGCAGCATTAAACCCATCTGTTAGAGTTCCTGGAAAGGATGCTGTTAGAGGAGCTGAAGTAGTATCAAAGTGAAATATTTTATTTGTATCAGCATTAGTAAAAGTTTTATCTATACTTATATTAGTTACTGTGACGGGTATAATCGATTCACTCGCACTTACACTATTTGTGATTAATGAAGTAGAGCTTAAAATACCACTAGTAATTGAATTGCCTTTTACATATAGACCTGCGCCGTTTAATCCTGCATTTAATGTTTCAGATAAAGTTGTACCTATTCCAACTTCGCCTGAAGAAAGAATGCTCATTTTTGCTATGTTGTTCGTTTCAAATCTAAGATGATATGCATCATTAGTACCTATAGTTAAATTAGCATTGCGTGTGTTTCCACCAGCTACCACATAAAGAGATGATGTGGTTGATACAAATGTATATGTGTTTTGCCAATTAGCGCTATTAGCTATAAGATTAGTATAAGCGATATTACCCCCTACCCATCCACCTGAATTAGATTGAACAGTGCTATAAGTATCGTTCCAATTACCACTGTTACTATTTAAAACAGTATACCCTTCATAGCCTAGATTCCAATTAGCGCTATTACCGCTAGCATCGTATATAATATTGTTAGCGCTAATCTCTCCATTAACAGTAAGTGCTTTATTTGGATACGATGTTCTAACACCTACACCGGAACTGACTAGGCTATTTTCACCTCCTATATGCAATACCTCAACATCCTGGTCTATATCGTAGAAAGAGGCTATATCTCCAACGCCGTTGTTACCCACCCACATAGCTGTACCACTACCTACATTAACTACGCTAATTGCTGTAGTTGTTGTAAAGATGGTATTTGCAAAGGTTGATGTACCGGTAGCTGATAAATTACCATAAATTAAAACATCGTTATTAACCTGTAACCCACTAGTTATTGTAGCAGAGCTTATTAATACGTTATTTGTAGATAGGTAATTTATTACCGTGGGTATAGTCCCGGCTGACTCTTCCCACCCCGCGCTCAGTGTAGATACTGTAGCATAAGTATTTTGCCAATTAGCTGATACGCTTAAGAAGCTTAAATCTACACCGCTTAAATAAGCTGCGCTATTAGCCACTAAATTAGTATAAGCTATATTTCCTCCAACCCATTCACCGGAGAGTGCTTTTAGATCCTCGCCTTGATAATTCCAAGTAATAGATGAATTAGATTGAACGGTACTATAAGCGCTATTCCAATTAGCGCTATTACTATTTAAAACAGTATATCCTTCATAGCCTAGATTCCAATTAGCACTATTAGCTGTCATGGTCGTATAAGTACTTTGCCAATTAGCGCTTAATGCTGTAAGACCATTATAGCCTGTATAGCCTAAGTCCCATGTAGAGCTTAAAGTACTAACTGTAGCATAAGTACTTTGCCAATTAGCGCTATTCGAAGTTACTGAAGTATGGGTATTATTCCAATTATTACTATTACCAGCCTTATCATAGATAATATCTGCTACGCTTAGAGTATTGTAGATTGTTAGAGGTCCTGTTGGCATAATTTAAAAGAATTTAGATACTAAGTTATACTGGCCATCTACTGTAACTGACGAATGCGGTAATACATTACCATATGTAGCTGTACTGTAGATAGTTGTTGATGATGGATATGAAGAAAGGCTAGGGCTACCTTTATCAGGCACGTGTAGCTTCACGTTATCTAAGAAAATATTTTTAAACACTCCTGTATTCTTGCAGATGATTGGCACGCTTGTAGTTGTTAGCGTTAAATCTTTTAGCGTTGCATGAGAACCTGCACTAAAGGAAAAGGCTATACATGATCCACTACCAGCTAAATTAGTTCCTTTATAAGTAAAGGAACCAACTTGTGAAACATTAACTACATCCCTTGATGACGCTCCAGAAGCTTGCCATAAATCAATTGCAATACTACCGGAAGTATTACAATTTAAGAATTGGTTGCATGTTACACTGTATGAGTTGCGAATAATTAACGATCCAGACCCTGTAAGTACAAATCCATCAGCTTGGTTGGAGTTAATACTAATAAAACTTGTATTTAATGTACCGCCTGTTATGTTAAATAAAGTACCAGCAGAAGTGCCATCAATATTATTATATTCTAGAGTAATATTACCGTTAGCTTGTGAAAGTATACCTGCAGTATTTGTTAAAGTGAATTTACCAGAGCCGTTAATAAGCTTAGTTTCATTTGCTGTAAGAGAAAAGGCAGTAGTTGTTCCATTAATACTAGCTTCTGCACCAGTCTCAAAATAAATATTTCCCTTGCCGTCTAAAGGTATTTGAGAGACAATTGTATATGTACCTGCTCTAATATATATAGTATCGTCTGTTGCTGAAGCGATAACTGCTGCTTCTATACTCTTAAATGGTTTAAATTGATCGTATTTTATTAGACCAGTCCTTGTATCAGTTCCAGTTATATTATCTACAATAATAACTCGTCCTGTAGGATCATTAATATAAGAGCTGCCTGATACAACCCCCGCTACTGTTAGATTACCATCTATATTAACATCTCCCGATACATCAAACCCAGAAAGCTCATAGGTATTAATATTAAGATATCTTATATTAGCTGAAAGAGCTTCCAGCATTGTCGCTGATATTGTACCAGCAACGGTTAGATTCTGCGCTGATATTGTATCTAAGATACTAAGGTTCTGAGCTGTTATAGTGTCAGATACTGTCAAATTACCATCTATATCAACATTACCAGTAGAGTGAAATCCAGAAAGCTCATAGGTATTAATATCGAGATACCTTATATTAGCAGATAAAGCTTCTAGCATTGTTGCTGATATCGTACCTGTTATAGTAAGGTTTTGAGCAGACACCGTTCCTGTCACGCTTAAATTACCGTCTATATCAACATCTCCTGTTACATCAAATCCTGAAAGCTCATATTGCTTAATATCAATATATGTGATATTTGCTGAAAGAGCTTCCAGCATAGTGGTAGAGAGAGTTCCAGCTACCGTTATATTTTGTGCTGTTATTGTTTGCGAAACACTTAGATTGCCGTCTATGCTCACATCTCCTGTTGAGTGGAACCCAGAAAGCTCATACGTATCGATGTTTAAAAACTTTATGTTAGCAGATATAGCATTTAATGTAGTTGTAGAAATAGTATCAGCTATAGTCAAGTTACGACCTGTAATTGTTTCTGTAACAGTTAGATTACCGTCTATATCAACATTGCCTGTTGAGTGGAACCCTGAAAGCTCGTAAGTATTAATATCTAAATATCTTATGTTAGCTGAAAGAGCCTCTAACATAGTAGTTGATATAGTACCTGTTATAGTAAGGTTTTGTGCTGATATGAGGCCATTAACGGTAAGATTACCGTCCATAAACCCACCCTTAGCAAATTGTTTCGCTACTGAACCACCACCTGATGATAATTCAATCAGCCTTTTTAGAGAAGCCATTTCGTTAGAAAATCTCGTACCTATAAGTTTTTCTAACTCAGACTTTATACCTTTTAGATCTACACCATTTTTTGCGAAGTTATTCTCAGAAATTAATTGAGATGCATTATTTTTAATTGATTCTGTCTCTTTAAGAACAGATTGCTTACTACTTCTTACTAGATCAAGAAAATATGGTTTATTTTCTACTAAGCTCTCTTCTAGTAAAGTTATTTTTTCATCATAAAATTTCTTTATCTTACTTTCAGCTAGTGTTATTGAAGCTTGAAGCTGATTAGTTGCATCGCTTAACGATTCTTGTAACTCTGATCTTAGCTCTACGTTCGCTTTTTCTATTGTTAAAATAGAATCATCATATTTTTCTTCAATAACATCATACAGCTCTTGTTTGCAATCTGCTATATGCCTGTTAATTCTACCCTCTAATTTTGCATTTTCTTCATACTTATGTAGTTGATCCTTAGTGCTCTTAATCTCACTTGTTAGACTCTCACTACTATCATATACAATTTCTTCTACTGTATTACCTTTATCTGAATAGCGTATAGTACGAGGTGTTTGATAATTCTCTTCTACAGGTATATTACCTGTAGATCTACCTACTAATACTTCAAACTTACCTTTCGCTAATACAAAAGATAATGTTTCTTCTACACCCTCTACAATTACTGGAATTTCAACTACAGGCGCTCCTTTATACTCTGTAACCTTTTCTG